AAAAAGCCGTTTTTAGCTTACTCTTACTCAGAAGCGGTAAAGAACTTGGGCTACTCTTCGAATTGGAAGAACTATTCATTATGCGAGTTTATGAAGTCGCATTTCCGGCTTTTTAACGTTTCTCCTGTTGTTTTTATTAATGTATTGGATCCAGAAAGACATAAAAAGGACGTTACAAATGTTGAAATCAACAGTGACGCTACGAAAGTATTCAAGGTTGAGCAGGACGGGGTTCTTCTTGATACGTTAAAGGTCTATTTGACAGCAGGCGGCGAAGAACTGAAACAAAATGTGGATTATACCGCCGCGTTTGATTCGAACGGAAACGTAGTGATTTCTCCTATTTCTGGCGGACAAATAAGCCCTTCTCAAACATCATTATTTGTGTCGTACACTCACTTAGACCCATCTATGGTTACAAGCACAGACATCATCGGTGGGGTTGATGCGGTCACAGGAAAAGTTACAGGACTTGAATTGATCAATCGGGTTTTCCCTATGTTTCGATTAGTTCCAGGTCTTATCCTAGCGCCTGGTTGGAGCAGTGATCCGGTAGTTGCAGCTGTAATGAAAGCGAAAACCTACAATATTAATGGTTTATTTAAAGCAATGGCATTAACGGATTTAGATTGTAAAGAAAATGGAGCAGATTTATATTCTGAAGCCCCTTCGTGGAAGGATAACAACAACTACAATGATCCTAATACGTTGGTCTTTTGGCCAAAAGTTCGATTAGGAGAAGAAGTTTATCATTTATCCACTCAAGCAGCTGGTGTTATTTGTAGAACCGATGCCGAAAATGATGACATTCCATATGTCAGCCCATCCAATAAAAACCTTCAAGCGAATGGCATTCTTGTGGATGATGGAGAAGAGGTAATTTTAGGACCTGAACAAGCAGCCTATTTAAACGGTCAAGGGATTGTTACGGCTCTAAATTTCATCGGAGGTTGGAAACTATGGGGAAATAGGACATCAGCTTATCCTTCAGTAACTGATGTGAAAGATTCCTTCATTCCTGTTCGCCGAATGTTTAACTGGATAACAAATACTGTGATTCTAACCTATTGGAAAAATGTAGATAATCCAACAAATCGAAGATTAATAGATGCTGTAGTTGATGGCTTGAACATTTGGTTGAATGGACTAACTACACGGGGAGCATTACTTGGTGGACGCGTTGCATTTCATCAAGAAGAGAACCCTACAACGGATTTATTAAACGGAATTGTTCGCTTTCATATTTACATTGCTGCACCGACTCCAGCGGAAGATATTGATTTTGTAGTAGAGTTCGATGTGAACTACTTAAATACTTTATTTGAATAGGAGGGGAATATATGACGGTTAATGTTGTCCCTGAGAAATTAAATGATTTTCGGGTGTATGTAGATGGTTCAAGTGATTTAAAAGGGATTGCTGATTTAACGCTTCCTTCTTTTGAACAGATGACAGAAAGTATAAATGGTGCAGGTATAGCGGGGGAATATGAATCTCCTAATATTGGACATTTCCAAAGTATGAAATTGATATTAAATTGGCGCGTTCTTAATAACGATCTATCTACCTTTCTTGCACCAATTGCACGAAAAATTGATTGTCGAGGAGCTAATCAAGAGTATGATGCGGCTACCGGAAAATACTCTTTTCCATCTGTCCGAGTTTTAGTTCAAGGGGTTCCGACAAAAGTGGAGCCTGGAAAAATGGAAAAAGGAAGTCCGTATGAGGCTTCAACTGAAATCGAGGTAACCTATATCAAAATCGAAATCGATAGCAAAACGGTAGTGGAATTAGACAAGCTCAACTATAAATACGTGGTGAACGGTGTTGATTATTTAGAAGAAGTCAGAAAAGCTTTAGGATTATAAAGTATAAGAGGTGATTACAAGTGCCTAATGTTAAATTAAGCAAACCTATTACAATTGATGGTCAATTAATCGAATCCATAGACTTGAATTTTGACAATCTAACAGGGAAAGATATTTTAGCCATTGACAAAGAGTTACGTGCTAGAAATAGTCAATTTAGTGTATATGACATTGAATCACAAGTACTTGTAGTTTCAAAGGTATCCGGTATCATCCCGGATGATTTAGAAAAACTACACGCACCAGATTTTTTAGATATCACTAGCAGGGTAACACTTTTTTTACTCAATTTGGACTCCAAGGAGCAAGCGAAATCAGAAAAGTAGCACTGCAAATGGCAAGTGCTTTTTTTACGCCTGTGGATTTTTGGATTGAATTAACCTTGGTCGAACTAGATCAATGGATTAAAGATGCACCTAAAGATTCTAAGGAAGGAGCGAAATAAAATATGGCTAGAAAGCAATTCGAAGTAGTTTTTGGCATTGCTGGAAGAGTTGCGAGCTCCTTCCGTTCTTCTTTTGGAACGGCTGCATCACAAGTAGAGCGATTAAAAAACAAAGCCACGGAATTAAAAAGTTCTTTAAGAAGTTTGGAAGAACGGTATAAGAACGGAGCGATTTCCGTTGACCAATATCGGAATGCCCAAGCACGTCTAGCAGAACAATTAAATAGGGTTAAAACGGCACAAGACCGTCTAGCGCAATCACAAAGGCAATATAGGGAACTACAATCAAGTCTTGCAGACACTCGTTCGCAAGCTGTAGATACTGTAGCACTATCTACCCCGTTGGTACTTGCCACAAAAGCAGCAATGGATTTTGAGCAATCCATGCTTGGAGTGGCAAAACAAGTGGAGGGGGCACGTGATAGCTCCGGTAAACTGACCAAAGTCTACTATGACATGCGGGAAGAAATCTTTAAAATGGGGCGAGAAATGGGCGTTCCAAATGCGGAGCTTGCTCAACTAATGGCTTTTTCAGCAAAGATGGGTGTACCGAGAGAGGAACTAGTTCTTTTTACAAAAGAAGTAGCTAAGCTTGGAGAAGCATTTGAAATGGCCCCAGAAGAGATTGGAACTTCGATGGGAAAACTAGCCAATATCTTTAGGATACCTTACAAAGAAATCGGAAAGCTCGGAGATGTCATTAACTATTTAGATGATAAGACACTAGCGAGTGGACGGGGCATTATTGACGTCATGATGCGCGCTGGTGGCCAAGCGAAAGACGTTCATTTAACCGAGAAACAATTAGCAGCCTTAGCGAGTACGTTTATATCATTGGGTAAATCAGAAGAAGTTGCTGGTACAGCTGCCGTTGCGCTCATGCGTGAACTTGCATTAGCCGAAGAACAACCGGAACGATATAGTGAAGCATTAAAAAAATTAGGCTTAACTACAAAACAAGTTACTAAAGGGATGGCTAAGGATGCGCAAGGTACTATTCTTGATGTATTAGATCGAATCAACAAACTTAGCCCAGAGGAAAAAACAGCTGTAACTGTAGGGATTTTCGGGAAAGAATACGGCGATGACATAGCAACTTTAGCAAACGGAATAAAGGAATATAGAAAACAATTAAAGCTTGTTAATGATGAAGCGGCAAAAGGCTCTTCTGACCGTGAATTTAATGCAAGGAATAAAACTTCATATGCAGAGCTTCAAAAGTTAAAGAATACAGCTAATGAATTTGCTGTAAACGTAGGTGATACAGTCCTCCCAACCTTAAATGATATGTTTAAGGTTCTTTCTGACTTATCGAAAAGCGCTGCAGAATTTGCTAAAGAGTATCCTAACGTAACAAAAGTTCTTGTCGGTTCTGCCGCAGGACTTCTTGCAATAAGAATGGGATGGCTTGGAGTGAAGTTTGCAATAGATAGTGTAAAGCTATCAGTAGCCGGAGTAACAAAATTTGCAAATAAACTAAAAGGAAACTCTGCGGCTTTTAATGCGCAAAAAGCGATAAAAGCGACTAAAGGGAATAATCCTGTAGCTGGAAGCGTCACTTCTAATACAAAGGTGTCTAAAGCGCCAGTAGTCTCTAAAACACCGGCACAAAATCCTGCAAAGGGCGGCATCACTTCAAAAATTCCTAAACTAGATAACATAGGTAAGGCATCCAAAGTATTAGGTACGGCAGGTAAGGTGCTAAACAGAGCAGCTTTGCCATTAACTGTTGCTGCTGAAGCTTATAACATTTATAAAGCTAAAGATAAGATGAAAGCAACCGTTCAAGCGGGAACAGGGATCGCTGGTGGTTTAGGTGGAGCTAAACTCGGAGCTGCTATTGGTACTGCTATCGCTCCTGGTATCGGAACGGCTGTAGGTGGAGTACTTGGCGGTTTAGTAGGATACGCTGCAGGGCGTTGGTTAGGCGGGAAAGGCGTGGATGCGGTACGTAACTCTAATACCGCAAAAGCCGCAGCACAAGCCAACATTAACAGTCCTAACATTAATACAACAGCTATATCTAAAGCCACACAGGCAATGGTTTCTAATATTAATCTAGCTTCTCGAAATTTCTCACTGCTTACCCAATATTCTGGCATGGCAAGCGGCCAGATAGCAGGGGCGTCACTTGAATTGTCTAATAATATTAAGAAAGCATCCGGAAATTTTTCTCTTTTAGCTATGTATACAGGACAAGCAAGTGGATGGGTGGCCTCGCTTAGCGGTATTCAGACGGCTGGCCAACGCGTAATAGCAGCCTTGAACAATCTGGAAGAAAGAATCAATAGTATCCAATTGCCAGGACCAAAAAGTAAAAGGGTGAGTTTTAATGGCTAAAACTTATGTTACTGTTCAAGGTGATACCTGGGATAAAATCGCATATGAAACATTAGGGAGCGAGTATTTGCTCCCTCTTTTATTGGATGCGAATAAACAATATAGACATATCATTATCTTTCCAGGGGGAATAACATTAAATATCCCAGAAGTCGATACCTCGATTGTCACAGAAAGGCCCGAATGGTTAGGCGAGGATGAGGACTTATGATCGACAGCAGACGCACCTTTTTAGATGTTACTTATAACAAACAGAACATTACTGCTGAATTGGCGGAGCACTTAATAGACTGGACGTATACTGATAACTTAAGCGGAGAGATTGACGACCTTCAGATCGTCCTAGAAGACGTGGAACATAAGTGGCTTAGCGACTGGTTTCCCACAAAAGGCTCTCTTTTAGAAGCGGTTATTTATAAGAAATATTGGAAAGAGCAAACGGTAAAAACGAAGATTGGCAAATTTGAAGTCGATGAGATTGATGCTAGCGGTGATCCTTCAGTGGTAACAATCAAAGCTCTTTCAGTTCCGGAATCATCTAGTATTCGTGGTGAAGAGAAATCTAGGGCGTGGGAAAATACGACTCTTAAAGTTGTCGCTGGTGATATTGCAAAACAGAACAACCTAAAGCTTTATTATCAAGCGAGTGAAAATCCCAAAAAAGAACGGTATGAGCAGGAAAGTGAAACCGATTTGATGTTTTTATATCGCTTGTGCAAAGATGAAGGCCTTTGCTTAAAGCTTTCGAATCATGCGATTGTTATTTTGGATGAAGCTGATTATGAGCAAAAGCCCCCGGTCGCAACAATCAATAGGGTAAGCAAAGAGGATGACGAGATTCAAGTTAAGAAATGGTCAGCACGAACCACACTAAGTGGCACTTATAAAGCGTGCCGTGTGCAGTATCATGACTCTATTAAAAAGAAAACCATTAAAGCTACTTTCACGCCGCCGAAAGCTCTGAAGGTTGGAAGGACGTTGGTCGTTAAAGAAGAAGTGAAATCTGTTGCGGAAGCACAGCGTTTGGCAAAGAAAAAATTGAGAGAAGCAAATAAAGAAGCAACTACGGTAAATTTAACCGTTACGTCTGAAAAACATTTGGACGCAGGAATGACGGTAGATTTGAAGGGCTTTGGCAAATTCGATGGGAAATATATTATTACACAAGTCGTTCATTCTTCATCTACCGTTAAATTAGCATTGCGAAGATGCTTGGAGGGCTATTGATGTATGAGAAAACAGGAATTGTCACATCGATTTATCCCGATAGATGTACTGCAAGGGTCAAATTCGAGGATTCAGACGATCTAATTTCTGCTGAACTGCAGATAGTCGTCAGGGGTTCACTAAAAAACAAAGACTATTGGATGCCCAAAGTCGGCGAGCATGTCTTTTGCATTTTCACCAAACAGAAAAAAGGCTATATCTTGGGGTCTCTATACTCTGAAGAAACTCCTCCACCTGTTACGGATGAAAGTAAACGTTATATGGAATTTGAGGATGGTACTACTATCGAATACGATACACACACACACACTTTATCCATCCAATGCACAGGTACCATCAATATAGAAGCGACTGGAAATGTTAATGTTAAAGGTGATGTCATTGCCGATGGAATTTCATTAAAAAATCATACACATATGGGTGTACATGGTGAAACCTCTCCACCAATTGGAGGTGGTTAATGTTGGCGAAAATCGGTAGCTTTGGAGATATCATTTTTGAAGTTTCAGAGAAAAAAACACAGACATTCACAGACTTTAAACGCAGCGGTTCTGCTAAATGGAATGACCATGAAATAATTGGCCACAAACCAAAATCTGAATTTATTGGTCCTGGGCTTGAAGAAATTAGTTTTACCATTCTCCTAAAAGCCGAACTCGGAATCAATCCTTCTGAACAATTAGAGAAGTTAAGAAACATGAGGGATTCTGGCAAGGTTGCTCCTTTTATTCTTGGTGGAAAGCCAATTTCTCAAAATTATTGGTCAATCCAGCAGTTGAACGAGTCAAATAAAACAGTAGATAACAAAGGTAATATTCTTGTAGTCGAAGTTGAAGTTAATTTAAAGGAGTACGTCGTAAAGAAAAAAAAGGCTACAAAGAAAACAGTTACGTCTGCTGAAAAAAAGGTTACTTCAAACACCAAAAAAACATTAGGGAAAATCACCATCACTGTTAAATCTGTTCATATAAGAAGCGGTCCTTCCACATCAGCTAAAGTAATCGGCTATGCATATAAAGGAGATACTTTAACGGTTTACTCCGAAAATAATGGCTGGTATTCATTAGGGCAAGGAAAATATATAACTGCCAACCCGAAATATTCTACGCTTAAGAAAGGGTGAGACAGGTGCAATATGAGGTGACTACACTTAATGAGATTGATTTCGGAGCAACCGGTGTTAAAGAAGTATTGCAAAATGTGGCTTTCATCCTTTCTACTGTAGCCTATAGTTGCCCAATGGATCGTAGTTTCGGATGGATTCCTGATTTAGATTCTCCTATTAATTTAGCAAAAGCTACAAATGCGGCTAGAATCATTCAAGCAATCCAGGAGAATGAACCAAGAGCCATTGTAGAAGAAGTAAGATTTGAAGTTGATGGTTTAAACGGGAAGTTAAACCCAATCGTAAGGGTGAGAATAGATGAATCGATTTAATTTGCCGGATATAAATTTTTTAGAAAAGTCACCTGAAGACATTGAACGAGATATCCTTTTTCATATAGAGGAAAAGACGGGCATTAAGCTGTCTAATGCTGATCCTCGCCGAAAATTCATACAGGGGCTTGTTCTATATATAGTCCAAGAACGTAATAATTTGGATTATGCTTTAAAGCAAAATTTACTGGCTTATGCTGAAGATGAATTTTTAGACCATAAGGGTGAAGAGGTTGGTACACCACGATTAGGTGATAAAGCAGCCGTAACGACAATGGAATTTATATTAGAGGAAGGACGTGTTGACGTTTTGGTTATTCCAAAAGGAACACGCTTTTTAGTTGGAGAAAATACTTTCTTTTCTACAGACGAAACTGTCGTCGTTTCTGTCGGGCAACACTCTATTCAGGTTCCAGCAACTTGTTTAGAAACTGGAGAAGTAGGTAATGGCTATCTACCTGGAGAAATTACCAACCTTGTTGACCCTATTCCATGGGTGAAAGAGGTAAGAAACATCACAGTAAGCAGTGGTGGAGTAGAGGTAGAGGAAGATGATCCATATGCGGAACGAATTCGGATTGCTCCAGAGTCTTTTTCAGTCGCAGGTCCAGAAGGTGCTTATGAGTATTGGGCAAAAACAGCGAGTCAGCAAATAGTCGATGTGGTTGTATTAAATCCTTCTGATGGAACAGTTGATATCCGTGTTCTTTTGCAGGACGGAGAGCTTCCTTCACAAGAGCTTTTAGATGAAGTTCTAGCTGTTTGTTCTGATAAAAAAGTAAGACCATTAACAGATAAAGTGACTGTCAATGCACCAGAAGTTGTCTTTTATGATGTAGACGTTCAATATTGGATTTTACAATCGAATGCTAGTGTTTTAAGTACTATCCAAGAAAAGATCAATCAAGCATTTCAAGATTATTTGAAATGGCAAAAAGAAAAAATGGGTCGCGATGTTGATTTATCAGAACTCATTGTCAGATTAAAAAATGCAGGAGCTTACCGTGTTACTGTCAATTCGCCGATGTATATAAAAATAGAGAAACATCAGGTCGCAAAAGAAAGAACAGTTAGCCTTAGTTTTGGGGGATTGACGGATGAATAGTTTAAACGATTGTTCAATTGTTGACCTACTACCATCTAGCATAAAAAAGGATCCATTCATCGTTGCTTTAGGTGATGCTGTAGAAAAAGAGCTCAAAGAGGCGTATAGGGAAGCCGAGTCTTTGTCCAATTTTTATGACGTAGACAAGCTTCCGGAGCCACTTTTGGATTACTTAGCCTATCAGAAGCATGTTGATTTTTACGAACCTGATTTACCAATTGAGCAGAAAAGAAAATTGGTTAAAAATACGACATCGTGGCATAGAAAAAAAGGAACGCCTTGGGCTGTTGAGCAAGTGACATCCATCGTATTTCCAAATGCTGAGGTAGTTGAGTGGTTCGAATATGGAGGCTCTCCTTATTACTTTTTAGTAAAACTTGATTTAGAAGAAGACTTCTCTTTGTCTACTGATAAGCCTCGTCTAAAAAGGTTAATTGATACAACTAAAAATAAGCGCTCTTGGTTAGAAAAAATAGTTTTTAAAGCAGATGTAATTATTCTTTTTCAAAAAATAATTCAACATGAGATAAACTCTCGAGTTCGATTACATGTGAAAGTAAATCCTTGGGCATTGGCTGGCATAGGAAACGGTGCAGGGGTTGAAAAAACTCTTCTTGATGGGAAATACAAGCTAAATGGAGACACTTTTCTGAACAGCTTCATTAAAACAGAGGGACCTGATTATTTGACAAACATTCGTCTAACGATGAAAGTTATTCATGATTTTGGTGTGCATGAAGTCAGCATAGTACCTATTTTGGACGGAGAATACATCTTAGATGGTGAAATTCGATTGCAACATGATCTGCAAACAGTCCGCCTGCCAGTTAAACAAGATGCTTCGTTAAGGTACAAGCAGCGAGAGGTTATTAATTTGGCACCCGCACAAAAAGTGCCAATGTTAAGCACAGTTAGAACCATGTCAGGCGTTAATACCTTAAATGGTAATCAAGTACTCGATGGCTCTATCGCACTTAATCAGACCCTGTTTGAACACAGCGGTCTTTTTCGCGTTAAGAAATCAGGTGTGACTGTAGAGGAGGTGGCGATTTAATGGATAGTAAAATAGAGACTGTTTTTCAATCAGAGCTTCGAGTGATTAAGAATGGCAAAGTTATAGAAAAAGAGAGAGGGGCTGAAAACGATGGCGAATACAATCACAACAACAAAAGCTAGAGAGAAATTTGCAAAAGCACATGCTGGTATTGCACCGTTACCTCCGATTACTCAAGTTGGTTGGGGAACCGGCGGTCATGATCCAGAGACAAGACTGCCAATTGTACCGACGGCGGACGTGAATGTTATTCCAGGTGAGTTGATACGAAAAGACATAAATGGTGTTGAATTTCCGGTGCCGACTACCCTGCGGATCTTTGTGGACTTAACATTTGCTGAAAGCGGAGATAGCGAGATATCATGCTGCGGGCTGTACGATGCAGATGGGGATTTGGTTGCCTGGAAAACATTCAAACCAAAGTCGATGGACGAGGAAACCACCTTAGAAATCGACTGGGATGAACAATTTTAGTAAAGGAGGGAATAAATAGATGGCAGAACATGAGATTCATAGCCCAAAAGATTTCAGTGAAACGTTAAGAAAATTGCTGACAACAGATCCGGCTCATGCTGATACGTTCAATCCTCTTTTTGAACGATTGATTAATAATGATGCCTATTTAAAAGCCTTTATCGAGGGGATTCTAGCAGCATCTACCGGTCACAAACACAGCGGCACAGATGGTGACGGGGCAAAAATTCCACTTGCCAATATCGATGTACCGGATACAAAAGGCAGTATTGTTACAGCCGATCAATTAACTGCTCATATTAATGAACGCAACCCACACGGCACAAGAGCAAGCGATGTTGGGGCGGTAAGTGAACAAGAGTTTGCTACGCATTTGGCTGATAATGTGAAACATATAACGGCAGCAGAAAGAGCGGCTTGGAACAGTGCAGAAGCAAACGCTAAAGCATACACCGATTCCGCACCGGAAGCGATGCAACGAAATCTCGGTAAATTTAATGTTTATAAAAGTGGAAAAGACAGCAACGGCATTTTTACGACGGTAGACTATAAACGACCAAACGGAACACTATACGCACGCTCTGTATTGAGCGGCGGAACAAGCCCGCAATACACAACGAGGACAATTACTTATTATGCTGACGATGGAACGACCGTAATAAAAACAGATCCATACACGCTAATTTACGATGCTGACGGCGACCTGATTAGCGAGGTGAAACAATAATGCCGATAATTGATATTAGGGCACATGGTGGGAATTATGGTGCGGGCAAGTACCGTAAAGGAGCGTTGATTAGGTATTCAAATTTAGAAGGAGTAACTGCACCAGTTGTTTTAAATAGTGTTACTGTAAACACTAATACAACATGTCTTATGGTAAATGGTAACTATATATATGCGATAATCCCACCACTTAAACAGATACTAAAAATTGATTTATCTACACTATCAGTATTACAAACAATAAACATATTGCTTACAGATGGTACATCAATCGATGATGTTTTTCCATTGTTTGATAAAACAGGGTTTTTTATAATGAAGTCAAATTATGAAACAGCAGTTGTTAATTTAGATGGCACGATAAGGTGGACACAGCCTAATGTCGGAGGAACAACAGTTGTAAGAAGTCATTCGATTAACCCTGTCAATGGCGATATAATTTACACGAAGGACACTATACTAAAAGTATATAATCCTTCAGACGGATCGGTAAAAAAAACAATTACTCTCCAAACATATATAAATGGGAATACTACTACAGTTACTCCAGATGGTAACTATTTTGTTGAATTTTACGTTACTGGTAGCAACCCATACACAAAATATATAAGATTATATAATTTATCAGACGGAACACGAAAAACAGTAACACTTAATACACCTTATACAAACGACTACTATTATGGTACAAGTTTCAAAAATTCAAAATTAGCGTTCTTGGGAAATATTTGTTATTTAGCTATGGGCAATGTATCTTATGTATTAAGTATAGATTTTAGTAATGTTGCAAATTGGGCAGATCAATCAACAATATCATATAAAAATTATATCGGTGTAACTAACACACCGTTCGATGTAATTTGCGACAGTACGGAAAACTTGGTTTTAGTAACTCGCAATTCTGGGGGACTTATTGCGTTTAATGAAAACCTGTCCTCTATAATTTATACAACAACATTTAATGGGGGGAATAGTCATAAAATATTTGATTTTTATGGAGTAAAAAATAATTTTGTTATTTTATTACCAGGCGGAGTAATTAATAAAGTGGCTCACTATTTAAAAATATTGAATTAAGGCGGTGTCTCAAAAATGGCAAAAATTGTTTTAGAAGAAATAAATCCAACAAAAGCAATTCCATTAATTATTTTTAACGAATTCGATGAAGAACAACCATTAAAACCGAATGAAGTTATTACCAATGCAGTAATACCCGAAGTAGAAGCGATTATAGGAAAACAAGCAAATCTTTATTACAATCGTCAAGATGATGTATTTTATTATGAGTATGTGGACAGACCACTAACACCAGAAGAAAAAATTCAACTAATGGAACAAGAAAACCAATACTTAAAAAATCGAATCGATTTAATGCAACAAGCATTAGATGATTTATTGTTAGGAGGTATGTAATATGGCAGCTTATCTCGGTCAGCGCATTATCGACGGTGCATACACGTACGATTATGTGATTTCGAAGCGTCCAGACCTTAAAGAAGGGATTGACGCTTATTTAATTGAAAAAGGACGACAGGATTTAATTACACAGTAGGACGATAATGTGCAATAAGCCTCTGATTAGAATCAAATTAAAAAAGTCCTCCATTACTTTTCGGAGGACTTTTCTAATCCGATTTTAACAAGTTCTCTAATCGCTTCATTTCGGTTTTTTAACTTGTGTTCATGCCAGTACTTTTCAATTTGTTCGACTAGCTCGTTGGGAAAAGTCACTAAAATTTGAGTGTTTTTATTTTTGTCAATAGCCATGATATCACCTCGTTTCAAGTATAAGTTATATAACTTATATTGACAACAAGAACGTTTGTTTGTAATATTTATATATAAGTTATATAACCAAAAAGACAGGGGATGATATGATGGCGAATACAGCTGGTGAACAAATGATGTCTGAAGTCGTGGCGATGTTGCATGAATTGATACCTACAATCAATGCTCATGAAATTAAAAATGAATTGTCGGTCATCTTTTCTAAATACCATGTAACAAAAATCGAACTACAAGAAGTGCACCCTGACTTACATGAAAAAATCCAGCTATTTTTGTCATCGAAGCGCTTAGAAGGGCTAAGTCCGATTACACTTGAAAGTTATGAATTAGATCTAAAAATTTTTGCTGAACATGTCAAAAGGAAAACAGATGAGATTACTGCTGCTGATATTCGGGTATTTTTAGGCCGTTTTAGTCACCTTAAACTTAGTTCAATCGCTAAAAAATTGTCTGTATTGAAAAGTTTCTTTGGATGGTTGGCATCTGAAGAAATCATTCAACGCGATCCAACTAAAAAGCTAAAACCACCCAAACAAGAGAAAAGGCTTCCAAAAGCGTTGACGATTGAGGAATTAGAGATGCTCCGTGAAGCATGCAAAACAACACGACAGCGAGCTTTTTTAGAAGTGTTATATGCGACAGGTTGTCGTTTATCAGAAGTACAAGCGCTGAATCGATCGGATATAAATTATCAGACGCTCAGTTGCAGAGTAATTGGGAAAGGAAATAAAGAGCGCGAAGTGTATTTTAGCTTTAAAGCGATGTATCATTTACGAAAGTACCTCATGGCTAGAAATGATAATGAACCAGCGCTGTTTATTACAGGAAGAAAACCATATCGTCGTCTTTCAAAACGTGGTATTCAAAGGGAAATTGCACTCATCGCAGAAAATGCTGGGTTAGAGAAGAAAGTGAGTCCGCACACGTTGCGGCACACATTTGCGACGTTGACGTTGAACAACGGGGCTGAGTTAGCTGCTGTTCAAGCTTTACTTGGTCACGAAGATCCGTCCACTACACAAGTGTATGCACAATTGACTGATGAGAAAAAACGAGAACAACATAAGAAATATTTAGTCCAATAGACCAGCGCCCTGGTCTTTTTATTTTTGTGGAAAGGTCGTGAGTCGATGGAAGAACGCATTCAAAAATTGGAGGCAGACATGGTGGATGTAAAAACACGCTTGGCGGTCGCAGAATCAAACATCAAAGATATGCGTGAAGATATTCGGGCGATTAAAGACGATACGAAATGGCTACGACGTACGATCACAAACGCAATCATCGTTTCGGTGGG